ATAATTTCAGTAGCCATATATTGGAAAAAATAAGGTATCTTATTTAAAAAGATTTGCTCTAATTTTATAAGGAGTGGATCAAGATTTCTAATTACAAGATCAATAGCCCCACCAATACCTATAATGACAGACCCAACAAATAAAGCACCCTGAGCAAAAGCACCAAATGCTATAACGATACTTTTTAAAATTGGTAATATAGTTTTCATATTTGAAATAAATGAAACTATAGCTCCTCCTTTAAGAACAAGACTAAGGCTTGTTAAAGCTATTGTAAAACTTGTTATACCACTTGCAATACTTTTAAAATCTACTTGTTTTATTGCATTATGAAAAGCAATCATTCTATCTGAAACTTCAACAATTGCATCTGTTAAACTTTCTATAATTGGCAACATAAAAGTTTTGATGATATTGCCTATTTTTGTGAACGCTACTTCAGCTTGTGCCTTCATCCTGTTCAATCTAAAATCAGCTGTAGCAGCCATTTTTTCAAAACTCTTAGAAGTTATTTCACCTGTATTTTTTGCTGCCTTACTCATATCGACCATTATATCATTAAACTTCCCACCGATATCATCACTTGTTAAAGCAAGTACAGCGTTTACAGCTTCGATTCTTCCAAAAAGTTTTGTAAGAGATTCAGTGGATCCATCTGTCTCTTTTATAATTTGCTTTAATGTATTAACTAAACCTTGCTGCTCAACAGCTGATTGAATAGAAGTGATATTTAATTTCTTGAGGATTGTTTGTAGATCAGCTGTTTGTTTTGATAGGCCAACCATAGCACTTCTAACTTGAGTAACAGCTTGAGCAGTATCAACACCACCTGTCGTGATAGCAGATACAGAACCGATTAACTCTTGAAAACTAACACCTGTAGCACTTGCAAGAGCAGCAGCTTGACCAAGCGAAGAACTTAATTCGCTAATAGTCGTCTTACCTGCTTTCATTCCTAAGAAAAGAGCATCACTTACATCAGTTGCTTTATCAATACTAAGACCATATGCATTAAGTATTGTTGTCAATCCATCAACAGATGTTGATAAAGATGTGATCCCACCAATAGCTAGTTTATTAGCAGCAATTAAAAGTTGAGTTGATGTTGAAGCATCAACAGCCCCAGAAGATAAAGCTTGATAGTATGCCTTAGCTATATCAGTTTGATTACCACCAAATTGGGCCTGAAGGTTTAAAACTTCTTTTGTAAAAAAACTTTGTGCTTCTGTAGAATCATCTAAAAGAGTTGTGATCTCTGCTACAGATTTTTCAAGTTCTACAGCTCGTCCAAAAGTAGCACCCATTGCCCTACTCACTTGCATCTGAATCCTTGATAACAATTCAAATCCTTGGTTGAGAACAACAATAGATGCACCTAGCTTTGAAAAAATATTCTTAAGCTTTAATGCAGTTTTTTGCATTGATATCAATGGGCCATTAAATTTATCGCCTACTGTTATATTTATTACATATTCATTTGCAGTTCTAACGGCCATTACTTACCCCCAAATATTTTACTAAACATCTTTGCTAGGGCTTCAAGAGAGTTTTGAACTATTTCTATAACAAAATCCCAAGTATTCTTTTTTTCTTTTTGTTTATAATAATCAACAAAATCAAAAAACACATGGCAAAAAATATCACTCTGATCTTCTAAACTACCGCTCTTTGGAAGTATACCTGTTTGCATTGCTATATAACATTCCTTAAATATCTTTGCTGGTTCTTCAAACCAAGTTGCTTTTCCATGACAAAACGTTAATGCTAAACTTTCCTTATTCATTTTTCGTGGTTTTTTTAAATTATCAAAACCATGTTTAAAACATTTTCTTTGCTGCTTTGTTGTTTCGTGGCACCTAGAGCAATCATGCGCTTTACTTGATTGATCATCAGCAAAGCGCAAGTCTATAAGCGCCAAAACTAGTTTTTTATGTTCTTGTTTACCTCTGTTTGTGTCAAGTTTATATAGTGATTAAAGATCTCATTTACTAGCCCACATTTATGCAATGTATCCATCACACTTGGTAGAACATATCCTCGACCATCTTTTTTAAATTCAATGATGTCAGTTTCATTAGGAGGATTTTTTATATCTTTTAAGCACATGCGAACAACAACATAAGCATAGTTTCCAAGAGATATTTTTGGTTGATCATCGTCGTTCAAACCATTCATCATTGAATCTTGAATTATTGCTTGCTCTTTTCCACTTAATTCAAAATTGCATAAAAATATAGTTGGTTCTTTTCCACTCTTAAAAACAAGTTTTTTTCTATTTGCTATTGGGTCTTTTAAATACTCCTCGATGTTTGATGCTTCTAGATCTAAAGCATCATCATTTCGAGAAATCAACTCAACACAATTTAATGATTTTTTAAGAACCTTTTTAAAAGCCATTTTAACCCTCTCTATAAAGTAAAGGGCTCAACAAACTGTGAGCCCAGTTATAAACCAAACTAATTAAAACATCTAATGTGATACCAACTACCTATTTAAACTCGAAGTAGAATGGATCTTTTGCACCAGCTTCACTTTGAAATAAATTACCCGTAAACGGTTCGCTTGTTGAACCATTTTCAGGAAGGTCAATAGCAGGAACACTAACAACCCATTTAGGAGCATAAATTTCAAGATGCCTTCCTGAAGTATCCCCAATAATCAATTGAGGCCTAAAACCTCCAAACTCACGGGCTTGAACTAAGTTGCCTAGATTATCATTAGACAAGTCTAATGTTGCTTCTAAAGTTGCTGTTAGCCTATTACCTGCAATAAAACCTTGGTTGACATCTGTCCCAAAACAATTGTTTCTGTCGATATGATCATTAACCAAATTCAAATTAATGTTTGTGCAACATACTTCTGGATCTGTTAAATTAAATTTAAAAGATCCTTCAAGATCTGTATAAACATTATCTCGGCCCGTTTGTTGAACAGCTCCGGGATGCCAAAAAACAATAAACCCACCAGCTTCAACATCTACAGCACTTGATAGACTTAATGTATCAGTATTTAAATTAACACCAGTGACATAGAGATTTCCAGAATAGCCATCTGTTATAGTCCTTCCATCTGCTCCTACAACCATGACTCTTGCATTTGTACTGAATCTCTCAACATGCTTATAAGTAACATTGTCAAGAACAACATCTTGTGAAGCTGTTGCACCTGTCGTTGATTTTCCTATTCCAGCGATAGAACAATCTGAACCCATACCAACAAATTTCATTGTTACAGGAGCATCACCCGGAGCTGTTATTGTATAATCCTTGCAATAGCAGCCCGTATAATATTCAGCGAAAATAGTGGATGCTCTTACCATCGTAAAAAAAGTATTGGGTATGTCTTGCTCATATTTAATACTAACTCCAGCTGTAACAGTCTCTTTTCCAAAAGCAGATTTAAGCAAAAGCCTAAGAGCTGTATCAAGAGAATCACCAGCTGAGCCGCTCATATTTAAAAGAGTATCGATGTCAAAATTAACAACTTTCTTTTGCTTAATTATCCCAACATGAAACCGTTGACTTCTATGAGGATTGCTTTCTACCGGTTGTTCAAACGTTGGCCCACCAGTTGTATAAAGTAAAAAGTCTTGATCATTTTCACCTGCTGTTTCTGTCCCACCATTAGCAACACCAAGTTTTAAATCATCTGCAACATTGTCTGATGCTCCATCAGTTATAACAACAGAAGAGCTTTCACCTGTAAGCTGACTATAAACTTCGTAATGATCATCACTATTGTCATAATAAACCCATACACGAGCATCTTGAGCAGCTGCTAATAGTGCAGCATTTATTTTTGTTTCTAATTCGGATGCTATCAAATCTCCTGTCGAACCCAAAGACTCATCTACTGTTACGTCAACAACAGTTCCACCATCGACACTTATTTTTAGTTTATTATCTGTCCCTGTACTAATATCAGTAACAGCTGAAGCAGCTCCTTCACTTATTCCTTGTGTTCCTATTCTTGGAGGATTAAAAACTCTTGGCGTTGCTTCTTCTCTTAAGAAAAGAGAACCATCGATCCCAAGGTTAAAACCTTCTTTATCTCCATTTAAAATACTTGCAAAGTCAATCTTTGACCTATATTTAAGTCCCATTATCAACCCTCATCCTTAAAGGTTTATATATCGTCCTCTGAAATTAACTTGTAAATCAAGGATAGCAAATCTATTCGCTTCAATCATATTCAAGTCAAATTCAGGCCCATTACTTTTTATATCGTAAATACTGTTATGGATTGTTCTATACTCTGTTACAACATCAGCTGTAGGACTATTTGCATAAATAGCCCGGTAAACATCACCAACAAAATTAAACATTGTGCTATCAGGTTCATTAGCTAAATGTATTAATTGCAATTCAAAAATAATTGTATTTTCATTACAGCCAACTTTACGTTCAATTTTATTTCTATTCGTTAAAAGAAAAATAGCTGGAAGCTCAAATTCCTCTAACTCTAAACCCATTGGGATAACATCATAGTAGACATTTACAACATCAACACTGTAGCCATTTGCTACTGTTATTGTCGCAAGTCTTTGAGCTATGCCTTGCTGGATTTCATTGAGTAAGCCCATTAGATTCTATCGACCTCCATGTCATAAAATCTTTGAACTTCTTTAGGCCAATATTTTATAGCTTCTTTTACAGCTGGATTTAAATAAGGTCTTGCTGGTATTTTTACTTTTTTTCTTAGATAAAAAAGTAATTGTATTTTTCTTGGCCCAGCATAAGCAGCAAAAAGTTTTCCATCATCTGTTTTATGATAGAAAAAATCACTTTGACTTTTAGCTAAAGCATAAAATTCAAAAGGAGTTAACCTTCTAAACTTCGATCCTTTCTTATTTATATCCGGTAATCTTTGCCATAAAAATTTTGCATTTTGAGGAACAATTGTTCCACCCTCTTCATGTATCCTTCCGTACGCAATGCCTCTTGTTCCTACATAAGCAACAGGCTTTTTAGATGATCCACCATACTCATGGAAAATAGAGTTTAAAAGCCTACCGCTTAATGTTCTTCCCCATCGTCCTGTAAATTGTTCTTTTGCATTTTTCTTAGCAATTAACTCAGCTCTATTTGCTGTACTTATTAAAGCAAGAATAGACGCACGTTTAAAAGCGTCTTTTGTCTTCATTAAGTCTCTATGAAGTTCTGTTAATTTTTTAACCTTCCGAGCCATTTTTTTGAAGTTCTTTCTGTGCTTTAATTCTTGCTAGTCTTTTGCAATATGGACAATCTCTATAAATTGGTCTTACTGTAAATTTGCAAATATCTACAATCTCTCCTTCACCATTACAAAATAATTTATGTTGTTCATATTCACGGATGAAAGTTAAATTATTTTTTAATGCTTCTATCATCACCAATTTCTTATCGCCATTGGTTGCCTTACAAATTCAAAAACTTTGTATGTCCCAAGTTTATAAACTAGGACACTAGGCAAACCTGTTTTCATGTCCCAACCATCATTATCATCTGATGATCTTGAAGTACTTTCATCTTTTTTTGACTTCGAAAAACCACCTAATGACTTATTACCTTTTCTTCTAAACTCAGCTTCTACAGCTTGTATAAGCATCAATTTAACATCAGCAGGAAGGCCATCATAGCCCCACACATAGTCAATCCTTAGACGCGCCCTGCTAAAAGGAGTTGGATAATCTACTAAGACTATCTCTGTCTCTCTAACCTGATAATGGCTAGGATCAATCAAAGACCCATTTGAACCATCTGTTTCTGTCCAAAAATAAATTGCTGAAACACTTTGAATAGGGATATTATTTGTGAGAATAACATCACTTTGATTCCCGTCTTGATACTCCTCCACAGACTTCAAAGAAAAGTCATGCTCAACATAATTAATAACTGCTTGACTCATTGCATCATTAATTACATTTAAAGTAGCATCATGCTTTGTATCAGTTGGATCAATACCCAGCCATGGCTTTATATCAGTTGTAAGACTAATTAGAGCCATTATTTAAAGCCTTTCTTTTTTTTCGAGACTTCTTATTCATACTCTTATCTGATTTTGATGAGGATAAACTTTCTTCTTCATCTTTCTCATTTTCTTTTTTTTCTATTTTAAAATTATGAGTAAGATGCTTATCGACTTCAATTGGTTCACTCAAAAAATGTTTCAAACCAGAGATAGAATTTTTCAATTGTTTTTTAATAAAAAGAATATCACCATTCGACAAATGAATAGGTTCGTTTGCTATAACGAACATCATTTTTCTAGCCAATGGTATTTTTACTTTATACTTTAAAACATTCATCATTAATCCTTTATACTCCAAAGCCCAGAGAATTAACTCTGGGCAAGGAATATTATTTTTTAAAACTTAAACAGTCTTAATGTTGATACCCATTACAACACTTCTTTCAGTTGTTGATTGTGGGATGCCTGCAAATGCTGCTCTTTGTTTTCCTGACATCAGCATTGAATCTGAACTTGGAAGTGAAGGAGAAGCCCATACCCTTGTTGCTTGTCTAATCCAGTTTGAAAAACGAGATTTTTTAACAAGTATCATATAAGTCTGAGTATCTGTTGTTGCTGTTGCAAATTTCCCAGTCGAAGCCAAATCTTCTCTTACATAGCTAGACTCTACAGATTCAATTCCAAAAACAGGAGGAACTTGTCCCGTTCTGTTCGATGCAAGAGATCCGAAAGAAAATGCTGTAAATAGTTCTGGGATAGCACCTGCAACAAGGTCATGAGAAGTTGAACAACCCATAATATAGCAAAGATCTTGCTTATCATCACCAAGACATTTTAAACGCTTGAGGAGTTCAGAAAAAAGATCTTTGGAAGGAACGTCATCACCATGATCATAAACGATTTGATTAGCAGCTCCACCACCGCCAACGATAGCAGCTTCATTATCAAAAGCTCTTTTTCTTAGACCATTCCAAGCCTTTCTATAATCCTTTGCTGCTGTTACGTCTTGATCTTGATGAGTAACACTTGTATCGCCATCTAAGATTGATCGTTCATGACTTCTAGCAACACCTTTCAAAACTTCTCTTCTTAGCTTATCAATAATAGCTGGAGAAGAATCATCTAAAAGATCTTGAGTTATAAGTGTATGAACGACATTATTTTTACTCTCAACAATATAACTGGATTCTGTATTTGATTGTGCTGTAAAAGTAGCGTCATCAGTTTCAAGTTGTCCGTAAAGAAGGTCAAGGGCTCCCGGTACTCTTACTAGCGGACTTGTCATAGGCATATAATCAAATTTATCAGCAAGAAGTAAAGGGATCTCATACTCCTCGAAAAAGAAACGACTCTGAACGGTGTCTACCCAATCAGCAAAATCAGTTATATTAAAAGCCTTAAGCATAGCTCCTAAACTATTTTTATAAACAGGAGTAGCCATCATAACAGAAGCAGATGGATTGATACATCGACCCATAATTTGCGCTTGGATTTGACAATTGCTTAATGCTTTTTTCAAAGCAAAAAGTCTTATTCTTGTTTCTTCTGGAAGTTGCCCAGTAGATTCTTTTGACTTAAAGTTTAAAGGGATTGATGGAGTTCTTTCATCTGAATCCATAACTTTAAGACCAAATATTTGAGAAGGCTTTTCAGCTCCTAACCATTTACATTTTTCGATATCTGATGCAAAAACAGGTTTGCCTATTTGGGCTGGTGCTTTACCGCCAATAAGACAATCGGAAATACCTTTTAACGTAGTCGTGTTCTCTGACATTTTGAAACTCCCTTTTCAAGTTTGTCAATATTATTCAATTTTAATGATTATCAATTACTCGGCTTTATCTTCAGCAAGTAATTTAATAACTTTTATCGCTTCGGTTAACTCTTCCTTTAGTGAACCGATCATAGAATCAGTAGACTTAATCCATTCCTTGATTTCGTTTACCTCTTCTTTTAAAGTCTTTTTCTCTTTTTCTTCTTCTTCATCATCACCACAAGGTTTTGATTCTTTCTTCTCTTCTTCTTCTTCATCCTCCATTCTTTCTTTGTCTTCTTTTTTTGATTCGTAATAGGAAAGAATAGTTTCTGAAAGAGTGATATTTTTTTCCATGTTAGAAACTAAAGTTTGCAATAGTGTATTTGTAGACTTCACACCATCAATAAGATCTTGAGCTGTTTTTTCATCCATAGCATTCTCATCCTTAAGTCTGCCTTTTATGATTTTAACACCTTGTTCAATATCGATTGTTTTAAAAGATCCTTCGATAAATTTTTCAAGTGGAGATTGCACAATCCTTATGCTGTCCTCAAATTCATCAACTGGATCACTTTTAAAACCTTTTTCTTCAGCCCATTCCTTGGCTAAAGTTAAAGTAAAACGTTCTTTATCAAAGATTAACTCTTGTGGTTTTAGATCGTCCACTTTTGTTTTATAATTGTCAACAATTTTATTATCTTTTGTCAAGCAATCATTATTGTCTTTAATCTCTTTGCTATTTTCGTTTGACAAAAATATATTTTTTTCTTGAAAAGTTGAATCTGGATTGCAAGGAACAGCAACGATTGAAAGCTCTAACAGTTCCCACTGATCAATGATAGCAGGTTTAATTAAATTCCCTGCATCATCAAATTCAGGAGCTATTATTTTCTTTGGAATAAACCCAACTGAAACAGTTTGAAGAATACCTTGGTAGATTAAACTCCTCACTTCTTTTTGCATCGTTGTCATTGGCCCTGCTGATGGATCTCCAACAAAAGCTTCAAAGTGAACGCCGTCTTCTTCGACTCTTACTTCAGTGACTTTACCAACAGCAGATTGTGTATAGTACATATGATCACTAAGCAATATTGGGTTTTTAATAAAATTCCTAAGATCAGATCCAGCTGGGTTTAACTTTTCATCCATCCGATCAATTATTGCAGCGTTGGCCATCCCAGAAATGACTAAACGAGTTTCTTCGTTATACCCATCTGCTTTAATTTTTTGATTAGTTGATTGAACTTTAGTAACAGTCTTAAGCATACCATTAAGTCGTCTATAGCCTGTAGGCTTATCAACTAATAGATCACTTTTTTTAAATCGATTTTCTTTTTCTTCTAGAATTTTTTTATAAAGCTCGATATCACGAACCTTACCTACAAACTTGATCGACATCCTTGTCTCTCCTAGTTATTAAATAAGATCTGCTCTTGATTGCGCTCCATCCATGATAACACTTGCCATAGAGCATCTGCAATTAATAGTATCTCCAGCTGGTGCTTGTGGATCTCTCGGATAACGAAGCTTTCCACCTGTTGTAGGATTAACCCATTCAAAATCAGATGTCACAACACCGTCTTTGCCTTCATCTTCAAATCTATCATGCTCTTTTCTTGCATCAGGATTGCTTGCAACATCTCCAACATGTATCCATGTCTTACCAACATTAGTATAGATATTTTGTAATGCTTCGTTGTTCCATGCTATACCTTGGCTAACAGCTGTTAAAGTTTCTGTTCTTGCAATTGTAAAAAACTGATCTCGATAAGCTTCAATGTAATCAACTTCAATTGTCTTTGCGATCTCTTCAGTTGTTTTTCCTTGTTCTAATCCTTCTTCAATTAAAGACATGATGCCTTCTGTCCTTGTATTATCTATCGAAGACTCACTATCTTTAAATTGAGATATATGCCTTTCAACTAAAATCTTTCTTTGGTCATCTCTTGTTCGTTCTCTAATAACATCTAGAGCATTTTCATCAACGTCAGAAAAAACAAAATCTTTTGTAACCAATCGAGTTAACCTTTTTGTATTTCTTTGACCCATAGTAAAACCTAGTTCCATGGATTCACTAAGGATTGGAATAATATTTTCAACGTAGGCTTTTAATCTCTTTTCTTGACCAATCAACAAATAGCTAGCAACATCTTTCTTTTCTCTTAAAGCTATTCTTGTTTGAGCAAATAAAACTTTTAAATATTGATCAAAAGAATTTATAAACTTTTTTGTATAAGTATTTTCTATATTCTTTTGATCATTTGTTACTTGTGCTTTAAGTCTTTTACGAGCAAGTGATTTTGGGTCAGTATCCTTTTTAATAGATCCATGGTCATGATAATCATCTCCAGCAGATAATACCTTCCACTCTTTTATTTCATGGGTATGGTTTGGCCCATCTCCTTGTACTTTGCCCGTTGTCGTTCCATTGCCTTCATTATCCCATTCAGCATAATGAACATGTCTATATTGACCTGTACTGTCTTCAGTTGTTCCATAATTTAAAGCTTTAGATTCTTCAGGAGTAGGGCCAAGTAAATCAGTATTCATATCTTGTGAAAAGACATGAAATCCTCTTTCAACTTCACTCACAAACATTGATCCCCTTGGATCAGTTTCTTTAAGTTGAGGGTAATTTAAAAGTTCTCTTAATTCGTTTATTGTTAAAACTGTTTTTGTTTGATTAACTACTTCAGCTTTATTGAGCAAAGATCCTTCTAGTGCTTCAATACCTGATAAATCAGGAGCTATATAAACTTTATTTTTATAAAAGGTCTTAACAACAAAACTATTATTCCATCCAGATGCAATAAAATACGATAACGGAACAATTGTATTTTGCCAGAAAGCACTCTCTTGAGTTTCAGATGTTGCTCTATTAACATCTTGCACAATACCAACTTGAGATGGTGGGATTCCTAGGACGGCTAAAAGAGTTAATCTATTTTCTCTTAGTCCTTCGAGATGTTGCATCTCTGTCATCGAAAGACTACTATTAACCCATTTTGCACCCGCTGGAAGAAATAACTGTCTCCACCAATTACGCCTACCCGTAAAAGCTTGTTCAAAAGTTCTAACAAGTCTTTCCATTCTCGTTCTAGAGATGTCTTTTTCTGTCTCAATAACTCCAGTATTTGACCCACCACGCAAATAAAAAGCACTTTCAAACTCGTTCTTATAGCGATCTAATAAAATAGGTCTTGCTGCTGCGGCATACATCGGCAACCCATAAAATGGGTTATAAGGGTTAGGCAACTTAACATGAATAATTTGTTCCATCGGTATAGTTGTCTTATTAAATATCATCACATTATTTTCGCTGACTTTAATTTCTTTTATTGGCCCAACTGCCATGATATCTTTTTTATCTTGTTCTGTTCGGATCTCTCTTAAAATAGGAGTTGCATATTCTACAGGCAAACCAAAAGCTTGTTTATAGCTTTCATCTGTAGCAAAGAAAAAATTTCCTCCAAGCGATAAATCTAAAAAAGCAGACCAATCTCTTGCCTTTGCACTATTAATATAATTGCCTTTGTTAACCAAATTATTTAAAGGATGATTAGGCAATTCTTTATCACTTGCCATATCATAGACTTTAAAATCAAGGCTTGAAAGAGTTCTAGCTATTAAAGAAGCTGTAGCATAAACCCAAGGTTCTCTAGCATAAAGAGATTTTAAACGACCTACAGTTGATTGAATATTAAACTCAGAAGTAAAATAATTTCCTTCTTCATCGAATTGGTTGCATTGAAAATCTTGGTAATTAAAAACTTGTTTTCTAATTGTGCTATCAATTAATTCAGATTGAGACTTAACACCAATATCATTAAGCCTTACAAAACTTTCTAAAGGCTCTTTTTTTTGGTTTGTTTCGGGCTCTATCTGGGTTTTTTTCGTCCGTGAAAAAATTCCCATTTTAAACCTTTCTATTTTTTATTCATTCTCGTAGTCAAAGAAAAAATCATCATCATAGTCATTTGATTCAAAGAAATCATCGTCAGAACCTACAACTTTATAGGCTTTTATTATGTCTGTTGGATCTTCACCAGACAAGGTTTTTTCTAAAAGCTCTTCTCCAGCTTCGACAGAACTTGAACTATAAGCTTGACTTATTGCAAGAATTGCAGCTGAAACAATATCATCATGCTCACCATCAGGAGCAGCATATTTATGCAATCCGCTTGGCGTAACGGTTAATTCATAACTACTAAATTCATTTTCAATAACACTAATTTTAGGAGCTTTATGCCACTCTGTTTGAATAGCCATGATAGTTTTAGTGACCATTTCGCTTTTCGATTTATTAGAAAAAATAACAGGGACAATAGCGGCATCAATATCAGATTCTTCAAGCAAATCCTCAAAAGCCGAACCAACTCCAGTAGCATCAAAACGGATCTCTTGATCTCCTTTAAAATAATTTGTTATATAAGTTTTTAACCTGATGACTTGGTGCGGATAAGGGATATGTTGAAACCTACAAAACCCGACTAACTGACCTTGCAAATTAACAGAATAGAAAACAGTATAATCATGCTTTTTAGCAATATCGACACCATGAATGATTGTCCCAGATCTTTTAGCTTCATCGGGATGAATCCAAAACTTTTTATGATTTGGTTTTATATTAATCGATTGATCCCAAATCGAACTAAGATCACCAAAAGTAGACCCATGACTTATAAATTTTGCCTCATAATATTGCTCATACAAATGAGCAGGTAATAATTTTTTTGCTCTATCAATTGCTTCCTTTTCGACAAAAGGGCTTGACCTTGTTGGTAATCTGCAACCAACAAAAAAAGGATCGTCTGTTAAGGATCTTTTAAAAATATCGCTATACCAATTGAATCCTCTTGGAGTCCCTGTAACTATCCCTTTACCTCTTGTCTGTGTAATAGTTGTAAGTAAAGATGTCCATACATCTGGCTTTATCTTTCCAGCTTCATCGATTACAAATCTATCCACGGCTTCACCCTCGATTGTTATCTCTGCATCAGACCCATGAAG